AGGCGGCTACAGATAAAGCTTTTGGCGAGCAAACTTTGCTCAGAAGCGTAAAAGAGCTTCGTGCGACCGGCAGGGGTTTTGAATTCGCCGAGCGTCCATCGCGTGGATTCCGACCATTCCGCGAAGCTCAGGGTTTTGGGCGCGGCACCGAGGGCGCCACGCAAGAGTTCAACAACATGATGCTGGACTTCAGAAAGCAAATAGCTGAACTGACAACTCAACCAGAAATTTTTAGCAATCTCTTGAGAGGTCTTCCCGATGCTCGCATTACGACTGATTTGATTGGTGCGGCGAATCGTCGCGCACTTGCGTCCGAACTTCCGTCCTTTATGCCCACGCAAAGGATGATGGGGCCTGGGGAGCTTGAAAAAGCAATTACAAATGCTTTTTCCAAGTTTGTTCGTGAGCTGAGAGTTCCCACTTCTGAGAGGATTAGAGCGGAGAGATTTGCTGGGCCAAAGCTATTGACGCCCGCAGTAGAAATTATTACGCCATCACAGCAAGAAAGAATTGCTAGGGCTTACGAGCGTTCCGCGCAGAGAGCGCTTTCTGTTCTTGCCGAAGATGCTTTTAGGGGTGCTGGACGCCCTGCTATTTCTGCCGCAAACTTTGGGTTTATGGCAGATCCGGCTCGTATTAGTCGCCTTTCTGGCATTGGGCGTGCATTGCCGCCGGCGATTGACGTTGCATCCAGTGCTGTTGACGGAGAAAGCAGGGACTTGCGTGAATCTATTCGCAATCTTTTTGATCGAATAAATCAAGGCATTCAGTCTGCGTTTAGCGGCTTTGGCGGATTCGGTGGTGGCAGTCGCAGTGACGGCGGCGGTGCCGCTAACGGCGGCGGCGGTCGTGGTGGAGCCCCGAATCAAGTTGCTCAACTGCTTGGTTTTGATGCAATCGGTGACATTTCTCGTGTTTCTACTCGTGAACTCGAAGCGCTTTCTGCTGCGGCCTCCGAGCTTCGCGCTGTTCTTGATCCAACAATTGAGGGCTTTGATCGTCTTGACAATCAATTGCGCGAAACAATTGGGCAGATTGGCCGTCAAATTGAGCGTCGCGCCCCTGAGGCTGATTTCCTGACTCGCCGATTTGGCCCTAGGGGCGGTCGGGCAGTCAGCGAAGGCTTGATTGGTGGCGCCTTCCCGCTGCTGTTTGGACAAGGCGTTGGAGCTGCTGCTGGCGGTGGCCTGGGTGGCGCTCTGGGCGGCTTTGCTGGTGGCGGACTGGGGTTTGGCTTGTCGCTGGCTGGCACTGCGCTAGGTACGGCGTTTGACACTCTTAATCAAGCAGCACAGGATACTGGCAAGGCACTCAGGTATCCAATTGAAGGATTTGAAAAGCTAAAAGAAGCTGGCTTGCTTGCTGGCCGTGAGCAGGAATATTATATTTCCAAATTAATAGAAGCTGGAAGAGCTACAGAGGCGGCCGGCATTATTCAGGCTGAAATTATCAAGAAAATAGGAGTGCGTGGAGTTGAAGATCTCCAGCGCCTTGGTGATTCTTCTTCTCGTCTCAGCAAAGCTTGGGCAGAATTTACTCTGCAACTTCAGGCTGCGCTTGCCGGCCCAATGGCTGGCTTGTTGAATTGGCTAGCCAACACTATATCTGTAATCAATAATCGCACAAGGGAAGTGGCAAGACAGAGCGATATTACTTCCGGCCTTTCGCCAAACGACCTAAAGTCGCTTCAGGCTGAAGAACAAAGAATACTTTCAGGCGCAAATATTTTCAATGAAGCTGCAAAGAGGCAGCAGGTATCTCAGCTTTATAGTCAATTTGAATCTAGAGCAAATATTAACGCTTCGACTACGCGACTCACCCCAGAGCAGCTTGACGCCCAAAAGAAAGCTGAAGGTGCAACAAAAGAACTGCAGGCCCAGGTCGAGCTTCAGTCAAAACAACTCTCGTTGACTGGACTGACACTTGAAAGAGATGAAGCTCGTTATGTAAATGCGGCAAAAGCTGTTGCAATTCAAGAGTATGACAATAAACTCCTTGAGATTAAAAATAGCTGGATTGGGCAAATTTTCAACAAAGAGCAAAATCTTGCTAAAATTCGCAACGCGAATCTTCAGCTTGCAGCACAATTAAAACAGATCAATGAAGAAGTCGCTCGCCGACAAGAAGAAGTTTATCAAAACAGTCTTCAGGCCGAGATGGCTTTGTATCAAGAAGCTCAAAAGCAGTACGATCTAAATATTAAAATAACAGAATTCAATCAAGGAGAAATTGCGGCCTTAAAAGAAAGGCTGTCAAGAAATGAGCAAATAACCAATAGCAGGCTGGCTGAGTTTTACGTAGAAGAAGAGCTGGCAATGATTGCTGCTCGTAAAAATGGAACAGTTGAGCAGACCGCCAAGCTATACAGCCTTCGCCTTAAAACACTTCAGTCTGAACTTGATCTAGAAAAAGGCGTAGCGCAGCAGAAAATTGCTCAGTTGCAACTTGATAAATTAATTGCAATTGAAGAAGCAAAACGTCAGGCCGCCGACCCATTTGCACAATTCCGTCAATCTCAACAGCTTAATGAGCAGTTTACTAAAACATACTTCAGGCTCCTGAAAGAGGGAATTAAACCAGCGGAAGCTGAACGTCTTGCGAATTTTGAGCGTCTTGTTTCTGAGCAGCTTAGATCACTTGATATTCAAGTTGCAATAGCTCAATCCGTCTATGACGAAGCCGTTGCGCGTGGCATTCTTGGCAAAGAGCTGCAAAGCTATCTCGATAATCTTGAGAGAGCAAAAGCGGCTCGTGATTCAGCCGCCAAGGAAGCGGCCGGCGGCCCCGGTCCCGCATCCCAGGAAGTTCCAGGCGCAAAAATCCAAGAATTTATTTCTACGGCAGAGGAAGAGCTGAAAGATCTTGAAGCTCTTGCTGTTCGCGTTTCTCAAGGTATTGGTGATGCAGTCGCAAATTCAATGGCCAACGGAATCACTGGCTTGATTGAAGGCACAACTACAGCGAAAGAGGTATTTGCTGGATTTCTCAAAGATATGGGCAATATCTTGATTAAAGAAGGTACGCGCATGATTGGCATGTACATCGCAATTGGCGTTGCAAAGATGTTTGCGGGTCTTTTTGGCGGTGGCGGATCCAAGACGGCAAAAACATTTGAGATGCCAGGTGAAGCATTTATTCCTAAGGGCGGCTTCAAGTTCCCTGGAGCCGCAAACGGTGCTTATTTTGCAGATGGCGTCGCCGCCTTCGCTAATGGCGGCATGTTCACTAATTCAGTCGTTGCTTCGCCGACTCTCTTCAAGTTCGCTGAGGGCGGTGTTCAACGCACCGGATTGATGGGTGAGGCTGGTCCCGAAGCGATCATGCCTTTGCGTCGCTCTGCCAGTGGTCGCCTTGGAGTGGACGCAAATGGTCTTCGTGAAGCGATGGCCTCCGGTGGCGGAAGCGTGGGTGGAGCTCCAACTCTCAACATGAGCTTCGAGACCACCAATATCGGTGGCGTCGAGTACGTGAGCCGCGAGCAACTTGAAGCCGCCATGGCCGCTACGCGTCGTGATGCTGCACGTGATGGCGCAAAACGAGGCATGTCGATGACTCTCGATAAACTGCAACAAAGCCCAGGCACTCGTGGCCGCGTTGGACTCCGCTAATGGCTGCACAATTTCCTAGCATTAAGCCTTCGGAGCGTAGTTTTCGCCCTGGGCAATACCCAACAAAAAGCTACAGAGCATTGTCGGGCGCCATTGTAAAACGCGCTTTCGGTAATCGCGCCTACGGACATGAGTTGCAGCTTAGTTTTAACAATGTAAAAGATAGCGTAACAATTGCACTAGTCGATCACTACAACAGTACTCGGGGAGGTTTTGATCGCTTCACGCTACCCGCCGAACTGTTTGCCGGTATGGACGCAAGCCTGCGAACAAGACTGCAAGCCCCCACTCAGATCAAGTGGGAGTACTCAGGCCCGCCTGACATCAAATCCGTGTTCAATGGCTTGAGCAGCATTACTATCACTCTTCTGGGGGAGCTTGAATACTGATGTCTGAAATACGCATAGCTCAGTACTTTAAGCTTGTTGCTGGGGCGCAAACGCTTCGCTACCAAAACTACTTCATTGGGCAGTCAAGCTCTTATTTAAGTGAATCGTATGACTTTGCGCCCTTCCGAGCAGAGGGTTCACTTGCTTCGCTAAATGGCGACAATGAAACTTTGCGAATTTTGTTTCCTAACATCGAAGTAGCGCTGCGGTTAGTTGAGCAAGCAAACGGCAACAGGCTTAGTCAACTCACATTTACAACAGCTTGGCTTAACTCATCCGATCAAATTATTACTCCCATGTCGGACTACTATTTAGGCATTGGAGCTAGCTACAGTGAAACAACAATTGAGTTGCGCTTTAGATCGGCTATTGATAGTGTCGGTAGCGCGTTTCCAGCTCGCACACTTACTAAAGGTCTTGTTGGCCCATTGCCCCTCAACAGCGAACTGTATCTACGATGAATGACCTGATCGGGCTGAAGCGTGCATGGGGCGCTCGGCCTGGTGATGGTTCTGGAACGGTTGACTGCTGCTTGCTTTTTGCTGAAGTTAGGCGTCGCCTAGGTTACTACGATCATACCCCTGACTTCGCTTGGTACTTTCAACGTTACACCGACGAAACTTTTCCTCGCCGAATCATGGCTAGGTGGCTGATGGAGAATGGCACGAGACTGGATGGTCCTGAGCTTCACGCGGTTGTGCTACTACCTGGCTCAAGTGGAGGTGCCATGGGTACAGTATTGGATGATGGCAACGTGTTGTTCATCACCGAAAAGTCGGGCGTAGTTCTCGCTCCGATTCCTGTAGGTACTGGTCACTATTTTCGGTTGCACAAATGAAGCGTCGTCTGCTGCCTTACGAACATCAGCTCATCCGAGAGTTGGGCATCAGCGAAGCTGAGTATCTCGAGTTTGCCCAGGCGCAGTTTGACCACACTCGTCTTCCCGCCGACAAGCTTGTAACCCCGCAGAACTGGGAAACGGTCGCCATTGTAATGACGATTATTGGTGTTCTGTTTCAAGTTGGCTCCGCACTCTTAGCGCCCAAACCAGAACTCCCCTCACAACAGAACCAGCGCCGGCGGCGCGATCAATCGTTCGCTCCCCGGTTCGGTTTCAACAGTGCTCAAGAGCTTGCCAAGTATGGCGATCCAGTTAATCTTATATACTGCAACACCGATCAAAATCAAACCGGTGGCGTGCGTGTAGCCACCTCACTTGTTTGGTCTGCTGTGCAGAGCTTTGGCTCTAGCCAATTCATGCAAATGTTGGCTGTGATTGGCGCGTCAAATATCAGACCCGAGGATGTTGACGTTGAGCGTATTGCGTTTGGCCAAATTCCACTTAGGCAGTTCAGCGCACAACGAAGCTGGCTTTATTTAAGTCAGAATGGAAATATAAGCTTTAATAATTTGCGCCCTCGGGCGAATGTAGGCGTAGATCCCACTCAAACGACTGAGCCAAGCACGGCATTCGTATATCGCGCCAATCTTGCTGGAGCGCAGCGTGCAGACGGCTTTAGTCAAGCTTTCTCTCCGTCAACGCTCACTAAGTGTGGAGCCTTTGCTCCTATACCAATCAATGTTCGCTATTACGATAGAGATGATAAAGGTAAAGCCGTTAACGCTGAACTTGGCATCGAACTGACTAAGCGTAATGGCTTGGATCCCATCGGCAGAGTTTTTGATTATTGGCCAGAAAATAAGCTTGACAACTCACGCGCTGTAGTACCAGTTGGCCATCGTTTTACGATGCGCTTTAGGCCATTGACAAGTAATGGTGCCAGTGATGTGCGTCAGGCCGCATCTGAACTGCGCCGCACGCTACTTAGCAACATTGACGTTGCCAGCACATACAAGCTGGGCAGCGTGCATCTGCGCGTTGTTGGTCCCATCAATGATCTAGAGCTAGATAATGATGCAATTGATATTACGTTTGAATGTGTTCAATCAGGTATCTGCCCTGAGGAAGACTACAACACTGTTAATTTCAAACAAAACGAAGAAGAAGCGCAGAACGAAATTCTTCGGTTAAACGCCGAGATCGCCGAGCTTACGCGACTGCTTACGACAAGTCTTCCGATTCTCAAGCCGGGAATCCAAGACTCTGCTAGTACTCGACTTACCCAGATCAACGGACTTATCAACCAGATTGAAGATCTGCGCGACAAAAGATGGACTGTTGCCGAGATTGAACAAATCGCTAATGACGACGGTAGCTCATTTGATCCTGTTGTTATTAGCTTTGCGCAGAAAGTAGAAAACGCTCGTGCGCGTCGCAAGGACTTGCAGGGTTTCATTGATGACGAATTAGATAAAAATAGCAACAATCGAAACAGAGACAAGATAAGGCAATGGCGCAGTGAGATCAATAGCATTAACAGTCGCCTAAAGAATCTTCAAGCGAAACTAGACGAAGCAATTAGGCAGTATGGTTTCACTACGCCAACAGGCGGAAATCTGCGTAGTGATCGCAAGTCGCTTTTGCGGCAACAAGCAAGCTTGCAAGAAGAGATTTCACGTCTATACGGCGATGCAAATAATATCAACGTAGCAGAAACAGAAGCAAGAAATAGCAACTGGCAGAATCAGATCAACACAAAGATAGAGGAGCGCACGTACTATGAAAGCGTTCTAAAGAATCCCGAATTAGAAAACGACTTTTTCAATACGAAATGTCTGGTCAAGATTGAGGAAGCCGCTTACGAAACGATTACTCAATGCCGCGTTGTTGACTTTGCACTTAAGGCACGTGTATTTAAGCGCGTACAAGGTCGACAAAAGCAATATGGCGAAGTGTCCATGGATAATTACAAGGACAGCGACAATGGTGTAAAGCTCCGTTCTATGTTCTTCTGGGTGCTGTATCGCCGCACAAATCAAACGTCACCAGCTCCATGGACCCGTGTCCCCAGAATCTTTGTCATCCGCCGAGGCAGTGACAACGATTCCTATATTTCGCTGAAATTTATCGCAGAAGACAACATAGGTAATTGGCAATTCAAGTTTGAACCTATTGCTGAAACTGCTGCCGAAATGCGCTATCACGGCCTTGTGGATTTTGCTTACATAGAAAATTCAGGCAATACCAGAACAGTAAATGGACCGGCGGGCGGTATGTTTGCTTTTCGTGGCAGGCTTAGAAACAGGAATGGCTACCTTGCCCCCCTTAACCGCAACCCATCTGAGCTGGATGAATGGGGCTTGTTTTCCATGCGTTCTGATACGCAACTGAGTTTCAGTTTTGACAACGGCCCCGAGCTGGAAATTAAGGCTGTTACGGAACAGAGTGTGGAAGCATTTACCAATTATCCATCGCTATACAAAGATCTTTCTATGCTTGGCTTTAATATCTACAGCGGCCAAGGCGTGCAAGATTTGCGTTCAATGTCCGTATTCGTCAACAAGGGCAAGCTGGTGCGCTCGCTTAATAATGATAGTACTTATAGTGCCACGCCCAACGCTCCAACGAGCTATTTACCAGAGGTGTTCTTAGACACAATCATTGATCGAGTTGATGGTATTGGTCAATATGCCAACATCGCTGGTATTGATCTTGTGGCGCTAGCGAAAGCAAAGCGTTTCTGCCAGCGGAATTATTTGTTCTTTGATGGCGTAATTGCTGAACCTACATCGTGGCGGCAGTTCTGGGCAGAGGTGGCGCCTTACAGCCTGCTCGAGCTTGGGCGTATTGGCGGCAAGGAGACACTGATTCCCGCAGTGCCCTGTGACAATGCTGGGTTGATCAAGAGAACAGTACCGATTACTGCGATGTTTACGGCAGGCAACATATTAGAGGGTTCATACAGAGAAGAATTTATTGATTACGGTAGCAGTGTGCAAGATCTAATCGCTACGGTCATCTATCGAAACACAGAGCGCGATGGCGTGTTTCCACGCAATGCAAGCATTGACATCTCACTAAAGGGCGTCACAGAGACTACCGCCATTCGCCAAACATTTGATCTATCGCAATACGTAACCAATCGCAGTCAGGCCATTATGTATGGCAAATTACTGTGCCAGCAAAGGCGTCATATACGAAGGAACATTGAATTTCAGACTTTCCCTACCGACAGTCCCTTGTATCCTGGCGCCTACATTTACGTCGATAACGGCCAGCAAAGCTGGCAGAGCATTTACAGCGGACAGGTAGAAGCGGGTGGCGCGCTAAACGTCCCGCTTACTTCAACCGTCCCAAATGGCACTTACAATGTGCTGCTTTACAAGAGCGGTCAAGCTGTAATAAGTACTACTGCGTCCGTAACAAATAACACAGCCAGCAGCCTTGCCATTTATGCTGGATGGCTATTTGTACTCGGTACAGCGGTCAGGGAAAAGCGTGTATTTCGTGTAATTGAAGTTCAAATGGATGAAGAGGGCGAAATTAGCATTCGCGCGACTGAACACCCTTGCGACTCAAGCGGTCAAAGCCTGATAGCTGACTTCAGCGACGGTCTGTTCAACCCGCTAACCTGAGCGCAGCGGGTCTTTCTGTCATGGGCTTTTACACCGGGCGTAGCGGTTCTCTGGTTTTCAACGGCAAGCCAGTCGCCAAAATTCGTGACTGGTCACTTGATACGACCGTTGAACTGCTGAGCACCAATGCGATTGATAGTGCTGTCAATACATTTACGCCTGGTGCCAAGGGCGCTACTGGCAGCGCAACCCTGATGTACTACCGCCTCGAGAGCGGCGAAAGTGCAACGCTTACTCAATTCACTGACTTGCTGACCAAGGTGATGAGCACCGGCGCTGTTGCCGAGACTGATCGCGTTCTGCTCGACCTGAATGTAGGCGGCGGCGCTGCTGATGACATTCGATTCAATGCCTACATTACAAGCGCTCAAGTTAGCGTTAGCACTGGAGAGTTGAGCGTAGTGCCCATCCAGTTCACAATGGATGGAGACTTTATCGAAGTCGTTTCCTGACGATGGCAGTTTTTCTTGGCTATACAGGCAACATTCGTTTGCGCCGTGGCGCCAAGGTGGACTATGGGCAGCTTGCTGATCGCATCACTCCTGATGATGTCAACACTTATTTGAACCGCCTTGGTTTTTCTACCGCCTTAGACAACCTGCTCACTGGCGACAGGCTTGAAATTTCAACGCAAGATCCGCGTGGTCTTGCTTGCTTTCCTGCTTCTGCCTGGGACTCTGCAACAGTTGAAAGCGGAATCAGCGCTTACGTCAATGTCAATGCCGCTGGTGGCTTGCGTTTCTTTGATTCATTTGAAAATGCCGTCAATAATGCTAGGGCAAGTGAAATTCCACTCTATGCTTTCGTCGGTGAGCCAATAGACATTGAATACACAGTGCGTGATTTACGCGCTAATGTATTGGGAAATGTCAAGGGATATACATTTAATTCAGATCGAGAGACACTCGAAGTAACTGCTCTTAGTGATAAATTCAAGAAACAGTATAGCGCTGGCCTGATAAGTGGCGGTGGAAGCATTGACTGTCTTTTTGACTATCAGAGCACGGGTATTAAAGAAACGCCCTTGCTCATGCTTCAACTTATTCAACGTGTTGACATAGGTAGTGAGTTTGATCTGGTGCTTTATGTCACTGATCGCAGCCTTGACTCTTCGCTTGAATCGGTTTATTACGAAATGACAGCGCTTGTCACACGCGCAGGCATCACACTAAATACCGACAACGTTGTTGAATGCAGCATAGACTTTGTTACGACAGGGGAAGTGCGCCTACTCATTGGCGAACCTGCTGGGTACATCCTTAAAGAAGACGACGATCGGATTGGCTTGCAGCAATCCGTTGACTTCTTGCTCCAAGAGGTCGAGGATTAGACTGGCTCATATCCTGTGACGGAGTTACACAGTGGCCGACCAGCGTATTACTCAATTAAACGCGCTGTCCAAAGCAGGCGTTTCAGCCACTGACGTACTTCCTATTGCTGATATATCTGCGAGCGAAACCAAGAAAGTTACCGCAAAGGATCTGGTAGCGGCAGGCATTGACCTAGTTGATAACGGTGAGATTGACCTCGCCAAGCTTGATCAAACCAGCGTCACAAAACTTGGCTCTGCTGCGCTTGCGGATGGCGCCATTACTGCGACAAAGCTTGCTGCCGACAGCTCTATTGCTGTTCAAACCACTACTCCGACAACCAATAACTTTGAAGGACGCGGCTACTTTAATACCAGTACCAGCAATCTTCAGATTTTCAATGGTAGCGCCTATCAGCAAGTTTTAGCCGGCATCGGCGATCTGCAAGTCACCACAGGCAAGCTGGCCGATGGTGCAGTCACTACCGCCAAAGTTACCGCACTCGGTACTGCAGCCTATGCAGACGGCAGTATCAGCACGGTCAAGATAGCTGATGGTGCGGTTACAACCGCCAAGCTTGCAACTGATAGCGTCACAGCCACCCAAATCGCGCCGAGTGCGGTAGGCGCTTCCGAGCTTGCCGATAACGCAGTTGATACAGCCGCAATTCAGGCACTTGCTGTCACCGATGCCAAGCTTGCTGGAGGTGCTGTCACAACTGCAAAACTAGGCGATCTTGCAGTCACTAATGACAAAATTGCAGAAGCAACAATTGCCTATAGCAAGTTAAATCTTGCCAATGGATCTGTACCTGGAGCGAAGATTGCTACTGATTCTATTACTGCCACGCAGATTGGGGCTTCTGCTGTTGGCACGAGCGAGCTGGCAGATGGTTCTGTTACCACAGACAAGCTTGGCAGTGGCGCCGTAACCGCTGGCAAGATTGCTACTGATTCGATCACTACGGATCAGATTGCACCTAATGCCGTTGGTGCTTCTGAGCTTGCTGACAATGCTGTTGATACTGCAGCCATCCAGGGTCTTGCAGTTACAGAGGCCAAGATTGCCAACGGCGCTATAACAACGACGAAACTTGGCGATCTTTCGGTTACTGATGCCAAGATCGCCAATGCCTCAATCAGCGCAGGCAAGCTGAACCTAGCAGATGGCTCAGTACCTGGCGCCAAACTCGTTAACGATTCGGTCACGAGCGTACAAATCGCGGCGGGTGCAGTTCAAGCAAGCGAGCTTGCTGACTCCGCCGTTACTACTACCAAAATCGCTGATGGCGCAGTAACTTCAGCAAAGATTGCGACTGATTCAATCACCGCATCTCAAGTCGCACCTAATGCTATTGGCGCCTCCGAGCTTGCGGATAACGCTGTTGATTCTGGTGCCATTCTCAATCTTGCTGTCACGAGCGCGAAGCTCGCAGATGATGCTGTCACTACAGCCAAGCTTGGCGATGGAGCAGTCACTAACGCCAAAATTGCTGATGCAACCATCGCTGCTGGCAAGCTCAATCTTGCTGACGGTTCAATTCCTGGTGCCAAGATTGCAGCCAACTCGATTACGGCTGGGCAGATCGGCGATGGCGCGGTTAACACCGCCGAATTGGTTGATGCAGCCGTCACTGCTGCAAAGCTTGCCACTGGCGCTGTAACGACAGCAAAGCTAGCCTCCGGAGCTGTTGATGCAACCGCTCTCGGGGCAGGCGCTGTTACCACAGCCAAGCTCGCCTCGAGTGCAGTCACTTACGACAAGCTGCAGAACGTCAGCAGCACTGATCGAGTGCTGGGTCGTTCGTCTGCCGGCGCCGGGGCAGTCGAAGAGATCACGCTGACTGCGGCGGGCCGTGCGTTGATCGACGATGCTGATGCTGCTGCTCAGCGCAACACCCTGGGCCTGGGCACGCTGGCAACCCAAAATGGAACCTTCAGCGGCACGTTTAGCGGCACTAGCTCTGGTACTAATACAGGTGATCAGACGATCACGCTCACCGGTGATGTAACAGGCTCGGGTACTGGTTCATTTGCTGCAACGATTGGCGATGGCGTTGTAACCAACGCAAAGCTCGCCACCGATTCGGTCACTACAACAAAAATAGTTAATAATGCGGTAACTGCAGCAAAGATGGCAGACAACTCTGCCGCGATTGTTGCTGACGCAAACCCATCTGGTTCTGGCGCCTTTATTGGTCAACAATGGATCAATACAGCCACAGCGGTTGAATATACCTGGGACGGTATTGCCTGGCTGCGCCAGGCTTCGCTTGCCTCGCTGACATTTGTTGATTCTTCACCACTTACTTTCTCCGTCGCCTATCCAGACCCTTATAGCGCTGAAATTACAACAACGCTCGACACTCAATCGGCGAATCGCGTATTCGCTGGTCCAACTACGGGAGACGCAGCATCACCAACTTTCCGCGCGCTTGTCCCTGCTGACTTGCCTGACGCAACAAGCTCAACCAAGGGTGCCGTTGTTCCCGGCACGGGTTTATCAATTAGCACGGGAACATTAAACCACAGCAATAGTGTTACTGCTGGTACAGCCACAAAGATTACATTTGACGCGCAAGGTCATGTAACCGCTGGGGCTTCACTGCTCGCCGCCGACATCCCGAGCTTGGATGCGAGCAAGATTGCAACGGGCACCTTCGGCTCATCTGCACTAGCCAATGAAAGCATTACTGCCGCCAAACTTGCTGATTACTCTACGGCGCAGATCGGTTCTACGGTTCCATCCGCTGATTTTATCGGTCAGTTCTTCTTAAATCCGCTAGAGCGCACCGTCTACATGTGGGACGGTAACGTTTGGCAGCCGGTTGGTATTACTGCAGGTACTGTTATTTTTGCAGGTACTTACGACGCAAATACAAACCAAATTGCGTCAGTCACAGCAGATGGTTCTTCGCTTGGCCTTAGCGTCGGCAACCCGCTGCCCGCTGCTAGCGCTACAAACCAAAACTACTTTGTCATTGTAAGCAACGCGGGTACTGGTACGAGTCCGGCACCGACAGTTGGACTTCTGCCGCCTGACCTAATTCTTTCTACGGGCACTGCATGGGTGCGGATTGAATCATCTGACGCCTATATCGCTCAGGTCGCTACACAGGTTTCGTTTACGCCCGCCGGCCAGATTTCTAGCACAAATGTCCAAGCGGCAATTGAAGAAGTAAGTAGCGAATGCCGTATTGCCACGAATATCACCAGCGGCACGCTTGCAACAACCGTTGGCGGTACTGGACTTACCAGTTATGTGAAAGGCGATTTGATCGCAGGATCTGGCACCAACGTGCTATCCAAGCTTGCTGTTGGCACAAATGGCTTTATCCTTAAAGCTAACAGTGGAACCGCAACAGGTCTTGAGTGGGCTACTTATGACGCCCTCGTGACAAGTGGCGGCACGATGACTGGCAACATTGCGCTGTCGTCAACTGCTGCTCTTGTTTTTGAAGGAAGTACCGAGGACGCATATGAAACAACTCTCTCAGCAGTTGATCCAACCGCCGATCACACTGTGTCTCTGCCCAACGCCTCCGGTACTTTGGCCTTGACTAGCGATCTAGATGACGGCACTTACTAAGCTGTAGGGGTAAGTTCCGGCCTGCGGGCGTTAAGGAATGTCCAGCGTTAATCCCCTGCAACTTCTCCGCAGCAGCACCGCAAACAAGCGCCCCCTTCCTGCGGGACTTGTTGATGGTCGTCCCGCAATCAATACAAATAGTGCAAGCCCTGGTCTGTTCTTCAAGGACAGCACTGGTGGCCTGGTAAAAGTAGGCCCGGTGCATGTTGGCACTACGGCACCCAACGTTTCGCCTGCTAGCGGCGGTGCAACGGGCAACAGCGTGGGTGAGCAATGGCTCGACACCACCGGCGGTACCTACGTGCTCAAGATCTGGGATGGATCAGCGTGGCGCAGCGAGAGCGGCACGTTCGTAGACGTGAACGGCGACGTGATGACTGGTGCGCTGGTGATGGACAACCAGCAGCAGGTGCGCTTCCGCGAGACCACTGCAAATGGTACCAATCACATCGCCCTGCAGGCCCCGGCGTCAGTTGCGTCCGACAAGACGATCACGCTGCCTGATGTGAATGGCACCATTGTCACTACTGGTGATAGTGAAACAGTGACCAGTACGATGATTAGAAATGATACCATCGTCAACGCAGATATTAATTCAAGCGCCGCCATTGCTGGCACCAAGATTAGTCCTG